AGAACCCATTAAATACAAAATATTTGATGTTACCTATGAAGTACCAGCGACTATTTCTGCTGCGTTCATGTTGGAAATTACAAAAATTTCAGCAGGCAAAGGCGCAGATGAGCAACTTGGGGCTAATGATATAGGCGGTTTATTAAACGCTTTATTTGGCAAACAAGTAATAGATGACTGGCTTAACAAAGGGATGACCCTTCCACAATTAAATGATGTCTTACAAGATATACTTGAAAGATATGGATTAGTAGGCGGTGGTGTTGACCCAAAAGTGAAAGCGCAGCAGAAAAACAAATCCGACAAGGACAAGTAAAGAAGTTCTTCCAAAATTGGACTTCTATTGAAGCTGATTTTCAAAGAGAGTATCGAATAGATTTAATGTCAGAATTAAAGTCTGGCATGTCGTGGCGCAGGTTCATTTTGTTATATAATTGTTTAAGCAGCGCAAGCGTAACTGTAGAGTTACATAAGTATGAACAACAGAAAGTACAAAGTGGACAAAGTGAAATTACATCAAGTAAGCAACTGGATAAATTTCTTAAACAACAGTTTGGAGATTAGCTAGTGGCTTTAACAGTTGGCGAACTTAACGCAATACTTACAGTCGATGATAGAAATTTTGAGTCTGCATTAAAAGAAGCTAAAAAGAATTTAGAGAAAGCTGCTGCATCCGCAGATGACTTTGGAGATGAAGCAAAACAATCTTTTGATAAAGCAACTAAAGCAATCGATAAAACTGGCGATGAAGCCAAAAGAACAAAAAAAGATTTAGATAAAGGCACAAATTCAGTTTCTAATTTTGGTAAGACTATTGGTCGTGCTTTTAAAGTAGCAGCAGTTATTGCAGTAGGTAAAGCAGTAGCTGATGTAACAATGGAGATGGCTAACCTTGCATTGGAAGCGCAAGAGTCCGCAGCTGCGTTTGAAATTACTTTTGGTGGCGCAACACAAGAAGTTACACGTTATGTAAATCAGATGGCACATGCTTTTGGTATGACAAAAGCAGAGATGCAACAACAGATGGCGGTAACTGGTTCTATTATTCAAGGTATGGGCTTTACTTCAGATGCTGCTGCTAATATGTCCACAAACATTTTAAGTTTATCTGGCGACCTTGCTGCATTTATGAATATTCAAGAAGGCGCAGTAGTTCCAGCACAGGCAATAACCAAAGCTTTAACAGGAGAGCGTGAGATGCTTAAATCAATGGGTATCGTACTTCGACAAACTGAAATCGAACAAAAAGCAATGAACCTAACTGGTAAAGCTTCAGTAGGATTACTAACAGACCAAGAAAAAGCTTCCGCATCTTTACTTCTTATTGAAGAGAAGATGGGTCATATAAAAGGTCAGTTAGGTCGAGAAGCTGCTGGCGCTGCAAACCAGATGCGTATGTTACGTGCAGAGTTTAAAGAAGCTAAGACAGAAGTTGGCGCTAACTTACTTCCATTATTTTCAGAATTAATACCAACAGTAAGAGCTTTAATGCCAGCATTTAAAACAGTAATGACTTCACTTGCTGATTTAGTATCAGTAATTTTGCAGGCAGTTATGCCAGCGGTCAGACCACTCAATGATATTATTGAAGCACTTGCACCTATAGTTCAATTACTGGCTGGCGTGTTTGCTGGCGTATTATCTGGCGCATTAAAAGGCGTAATAGTTATTTTAGATGTAACACTTATACCACTATTAGAAGCATTATCACAAGCAGCAGAATTTGTTATGAACGCATTTGGTCTTTTGACTGCTGGACAAGAAGATTATTTACGTTCTGCTAAAAGTGCTGAAGGCATACTTTTTAGATTAAATGAAGCAATCGCAGCTGGAGTTCCACCACAAGAAGCTTACAACATAGCTTTACAAGAAGGTAAAGATATAGGAATCGACCAACAAAAAGTTTACGATGATATGACACAAGCAGCTTTTGGATTTAGTAGAGCTAGACAAGATGAGATAAGAGAAACTATTGCTGCTAAAAAAGCACAGTTAGAAAACTTAGAAGCACAAAAAGCAGCAAGTTATCAAACATGGCAATTAGAAAGTGGTATATCAAGAGTTACTGATGAAATTTCTGCTTTAGAAGGAGAACTTACTTCAAATATTTATAAAATGTATTCTTATGAAAACGCAACTGGCGCTGCTACTGGTAGTACAGATGGATTTACAGAATCTACAGAAGAAAACTCCGATGCTTTACAAAAGAACTCAATAGAGTTAGATAAAAACACACAAAAACTTTTAAACCAAAATGCAATAGCTAATGAAAGTATTGCTGCGATGATAGGTTTAACAAGTGCAATACAAAACGTTATGACAATAGAAGGCAGGCAAGCTGCTGAACAAGAAAAGCTAAATAAATTATATGCAAAACGTGCTGAACTACAAAAGATTATTAACGAAGAAGCTGGTAAAGGCGAAGTTCAGACTGCATTAGAACTAGCGCAAATCTCTAAACTACAAAAACAAGAAGAAGGTTTATTAAAACAACAACAAAATGGTTTAGACCTTAAATTAGAAATTGCTTCTGCTGAATTAGATTTAGCTGATGCAATTATGCAAAGAGATGAAAAAGGCGAAGAAGCTGATGCAAGAGATGAATTAGGTATTAAACAACAACAAGTAAGACTTACTGAACTTAAAAACAGACAAGCAACTTCTAAAGATGTAACAATAGAACTTGCTAACGTACAACAGAATTTAGCAGATGCAATAAGTAACTCCACTATGTCCACACGTGCTTACATGCAAGCATCAGAACAAATGAAAAAATTAAATACAGAAATATCAACACAAACAGTTGCAAGAAATGAAGCTGCTATAGATACAGATGCAGAGAGATTAGAATTAACTGAAGCTAGATTAAACATGCAAGCTGCATTATTAACCGCACAAGACAGAGGGGTTATGGATGAAGCAAGAAAAACTCTTAAATCAGTAATGGGCTTGAATAATCAAGAAATTAACGCTTTATTCAGTTCTTTAGGATTAGACTTATCTGCTTTTGACAGATTAGGTTCATACAGTCAGTCAGATGCTTTTAAATCACAGTTGTTAAATGAAGATAGAGAACATTTTGACAATAACGATGATTCTGATGATTCTTCAAGCGGTAATGATGATTCTTCTGGCGCTAATAAAACAAAAACACCAGAAGTTATATTAGGTGGCGGTAATGGTGGCGCATCAATAGGTATGGGTATGGCAAATGTCAATGGTGTTACATTAACTGCATTAGAAAATGCAGCTTTATCTAATGCCGCAAAGAACATATTACCTAGATTAGATTTAGCAGACCAAGCAAGTTTAAGAACTTCTGCGGTAACTCAATTCCTTGCACCAACAGTAGAAAATAAAATATACATAGACCCATCGTTAGATGCACAGGCAAGAGCAGATAAAAACATGGAAGAAATTAACGATAGATTACAACTTAATAATCGTTTTAGAGTAATTTAATGAGTGTTGTAGTTAATATCGGTGGCGCAAATTATAATGCGTTAGAAAATAAATTAATAATTGATGATAACGCAGAGCGTAGGTCAAGTGCAATCATTCATATATTTGATGACAAAGCTGGCGGTTCTTTCTTTAGTTTTGAGCCATTTCAATCAGTACAAGTTACCGATACTAATGGAGATATAGCATTTAAGGGCGTAATTATTAAACCAGTAGCACAATTAATAAGTCCTACACAAAGAATCTGGAAGTTACAATGTGCTGACAATCACTTTTTTGTAGATAAAAGAATAGTTGCACGTGGGTATACAAACTCAACTGCTGGAGATATAGTCAGAGATTTAATTAGTAACGTTTTTAGTGCAGAAGGTGTAACTGCGGGCAACATAGATGATTTAGCTTTTGTTGACCAAATGGTTTTTAACTATGTCAATGGAGATAGAGCTATGAGAACATTATCAGAATACACAAATGCAGTTTGGTATGTTGATGAAAATAAAGCGCTTAATTTTTATGAACGTACTTCTAATGATGCACCCTTCTCAGTTCGTGATGCAGATGTTCTTACAAATCCAATGCCATTTTTTGACAAGGCAAACTTTAAATACAGGAATAGCCAGTTCGTAACAAATGTTAAAAACGTTACAGATACACAAGAAGAGTTTTTTACAGGAGATGGTACAAGACAAACTTTTAACGTTGGTTATCCATTTAACGAGATACCAACAGTAGAAATTAATACTGGTTCTGGATATGTAGCACAAGATGTAGGTATTCGTGGTATAGATACTGGTAAGCATTGGTATATGTCGTTAGGTTCAACAGAGTTAGTACAAGAGTTTACAGATACTGCAATAGGAAGTTCTGATTCTTTACGAATAACATATAAAGGTCAATATCAATTAGTAGCATTAGCAAGAGATGATGCAGAAGTAGATAGAATCGCTACGTTAGAAGGTGGAAGCACAACTGGTTATGTTGATGCTGCAACTACACAATCTGGTATTAAAGGTTCAGAAGCTGCTATTGATGTAGCTGCTAGTTACCTAGATAGATTTGCACAAACAAGTACATTACTTAGTTTTACTACTACTAAAAACAGTCCAGAAAGATTAAGAGCTGGACAAGTTTTAGATTTTCAATTATTTGACCAAGATATATCTGGCATATTTCTTATTGACCATATACGAATAAGATTTAGAAATGGTATTACATTTTATGATGTTAAGTGCGTTGCTTCTCCACCAGAATATACTTTTGAATCATTTATTAGAGATATAGATGACAAGATTTCTGATGCGTTTATTGAAATATCAGAAAACATAGACACAGAAGAAGTGTTAGTTGTTAGAGCTGATGGCGGCACAGAAACTGCTAGTATATCTGAAGTAGATGTTGAAACAGTATTGGCATGTCCATTACCTAGTGGTTCAACTTATGTAGATGGGAGTTTAGTAGTATGTTAAATTGGCAAGGAACTTTAAAAATAAAAGCTTTTGATAAAGATGGTAATTTAGTTGATGAACAAAATTTAAAAAATTTAATTACATCTGCTGGAAAAAACTTATTAGCTGAAGCTTTAAGAAATAATGTTATTGACTGCGAAATTAAATATATCGGTATAGGTTCTGATAATACTGCACCTTCTACTGCTGATACTACATTAGGTAATGAAACTTTTAGAAAAGCAGTTACATCACAAATAGCTGGTGGTACTGGAATTACAATTACTAATCTTTATGTAGCACCAGAAGAAGCAGTAGGCACAATAGAAGAAATAGGTTTTTTTAGTGGAAGCAGCGCATCAGCAACTACAGATTCTGGAATTATGTTTGCAAGAGTTTTATACAGTCGTACAAAAACTGCGGTAGAATCGATACAGATAGAGAGGACAGATACCATTGGCTAATATTGAAGCTAATTATACTCAACAAACTTGGCAAGCTGGTGTAACACCACTTAGTGAAGCTGCATTAAATAATATTGATGCGGGTATAGAAGATGTTAAGAAGTATGGTTTTTTCAAAAATGGAACTACTATAAATAGCAACATAACCTTACCAAATGATGGTTATAATTATTCGGTAGTAGGAGATGTTGATATAGCGGACACTAACACTTTAGCAGTA